AGCCAAGGCGTAACCCACTGGATGCCATTACCACTACCACCAAAAGATAACCTATGAAAACCAGCCAAGGCTTAATCGAGTTACTACAGCGCCACCAGGTAAAACCAACAGGCGATTCAAAAAAGGACGCTGAGTTAGCGAAAAAGTTTATGCCTTGCAACTGGTCGGATATGTTAAGCAAAAGAAAAGTTGTAGAGTAGTTAAAACAACAGGAGGATTTATGATTACAGACTACCCACCCGAATGGGATGATGAAATGGAAAGCACCAATGATTTATCTATGGTGGATGCCGATGACTTCGTAACTGAGCGCCTAGATAATGGTGAATTAAGCGAAAGGATATTGGATTTAGTTGAGGCTATTAAACTTAATGATGGCAGTGAAGAATTGCTATGCGAGAAGTTACGCGAGTATATTTATGATGAATTAGTGAAGGTGGCATCATGATTAACGGTTCAGTGTTACACAAAACTAAGAAATTCAAATGGACGGATGACAGGCTAAAGAAGCTTGTCGAGATGTTCAAAGGTAAACAGCCGCTTGATTCTATGTGTTTAGAGTTTGGCATTTGCAGCACAACGGTTAAAAATAAGCTTAACTGGTTGGGTTATTCAACAAGAGGGTTAAAGTGATGAGCGTATCTAAAATAATGTTTAAGTCGCAAGAGTACCGCAAGGTTTTTACCGATGAAAAGCTGCGCACTATGCTTGATATGAAAGAAAGCGGCAAAGGACTAAAGGAAATTTCAGTTGCTGTCAAAATACCATCTAACAAAGTAGCCCGCAAACTAATGATGATGGGTTATTCAACTAAAGGAATGTCGCTATGAGTGCAGAATTTACGAAAGAAGAAAAAAGGGCGCTTGCTTGTAAGAAAGCAAAGGTTAAATACTTGACGCCAGATGAACGCGCTTTTAAACGTAAAATGGAAAAGAGGCGTGAGCTTGAGGATAAAATAAGCGACATGATGAGCAGCAAGTGGGGTGATTTGTAATGTGGACTGCGCTAGGTATTATTTTAGTTGTTTATGTTGTTTGGGCTGTGATTGATTTGCTGTGGGGTGATAATAGCTTCTTTGGGGGTGATGAATGAGTGAGCCAGTAGATAAATTAACTTTTGCTTGTGACTTGGTTGAAGCGTTGAATGGTAGGATTGCTGAGCTTGATAAAGAGCGTGATGAGTTGAAATACATAATTATCGCTCATCAAGTTGCCGACGAAACTGGGTATATTGACGGAGATGGTTGGGTAGAAAACTATTCCGAAATGAGCGAAACAGTCAGTAAATTACTTGAAGCACATAACCTAGAGCAGAAAGCTAAGGGTATTTCTACTTTTGCAGATTTACACTTAAGCGGACATTCTTTATTTAAGTCATTATCTGCCAATTATTGCTCAGTGCTTTTAATACAAGCCAAACAACTACGCGAAGGGGTGAAGTGATGGACGATTATTTAGATATACACCCTAAAGATGGTAAGCCAATGACAAGTAATTACAGCTCGTCCGACATGTCACTTCCTGAGCCAGTAGATTCAGTATCCAGCTTTAGAAGTGTAGAGAGTTTTATTCAAAAATACCGAATGGGATTGATTGATGAAAATGGCAACCCTACCAAACAACTACGCGAAGGTGTGAACCATGAGTGAATTAAAAGAGTTTTGGAAAATATTAAAAGATTCAGATTTTAAGGATATGGATATACACAAAGCATTTGCTAGACGTTGCACACCTAATGCCTGCATTGAATTGCTATCCGAGATTGACGAACTACAAAACACCCGCACACAAAGCCAGTGGATTAGTGTTGCAGATGATTTTCCTAAAGCCTATGAAGAAGTTTATATATGGCCTCGCCCTGATTATGGTTATGAGTGCTTTACTGGAATTTATGACAAAAATTATCAATGTTGGATTGCAGAATCACATAATGATCATGGCTCAGAACGACATAAAGTGAATGTAACTCATTGGGCTAATTTACCACTACCACCAAAGGAGCAAGGCCAATGAATGATGGGTTAATAGCTGCAATGATTGCAATATTTATAACAGCATGGATTAGCCACGAAACAACCATAACTAGATATGATGTTTTAGTATCTGAGATTCCTACTATTAAAAACTTTGAGTTATGTGAGTCATTAGGATCTAGACTGCAAAGTTTTGATAAATTAACTGCAACTTGTGAAAACGGATTTGAATTTGATTTGATTAAAAAGGGTCAAGCCCAATGAGATACATTGAAGGAGGTTTTTATATTTCATTAGTAATTGCAGCAGTAGTTGGATGGGCAGTGATTGAGTTAATAATTTGGTTATTTTCATTTATAACAATAAGTATAGGGTGAGGAGCAAGGCTAATGATTTATGCAATAGCCGTATCGTTTAGTTATTCAATGTTTCTTTTCTGGCTTGCTGGTATGGAGATAGGAAGAAACCCAAAGTGTGCATTTGCATTAGTAATCTCGACACTATCTGGGATTATGGGAGCATTATTATATCAAGCATATAAATATATAGTTTGTGAGGTTCAATGACAATGAGTGCATGGTCAACAGTAAACAACAAACCTAAATTCACACCTGAATCAACCAGGGCGATGGTTAAAATGGTGAAGGAAAGACGCAAGATTAGCGAGATTTCACAAGCGCTAGGATTACGTGAGGAGACGATTAAAAATAAGCTAGGTTTATTGGGTTGGAGTTTTGACGGGTTAGGGTGATTTATTTCCGAACTTACTCATTGCGCCATCAATTACAGTGCTCATATATGGAAGTGAAAAGTAAAACGCAAGTATCAGCATCATAGCACCGGTCATCTGTTCAGCTCGTTTATCGATTGCAGCAGATGACTCTTTCCAAGCATTAATAAATTCAGGGTCAGCAGAAAGCGAAAGGAAAGGTACAATCATGTCGCCAAGTGTTGACGCAAAGAACATAAGCACCCACATAGCAGTAAGCATAACAGCAAGCAGCCTACGCGCTAAATTCTGCCCTGTTGTGGTTTCCATCCAGCGTATCAATAAAGTGTCTATCTGTGCCGCACGCTTCGCTTTATCGTCTGCTTTTTCTTCATCTGTATAAACAAGTTTATCGCCAGCACTAGCAATCAAGTCGATTGATTTGCTTATCGCTTCTTCTGTGCCGAATATTTTGCCTAATATACCCATTATTTTATCTTCTTTGTATGTTTGTTTATTTTGCCAATGTTAGAAAATAAATTTAAACTTTTGCGGATTGACTCGATAGGCTCTGACTTTTCAATGTGGTCATATATTCCATAATTTCTATAATCACATGGAATTTCACCAGCTGAGATTAATAATATTGGAATGTGACTTGTAATCTTGTTTTGGTTTATTTCATCGGCTAACTGAGTGCCTGATTTTTCAGGCATTATGTAATCAATAACTATAACGTCAGGGTCAAATTCTATTATCTGCTCTATCGCATTATTTGGATTGGTTGTGGACTTTATAATGTCGCCATCACTAGCAATTGCTTGCGCAATTATGTCGATGTACAGCTGACTATCATCAACAATAAAACACTTCATTTTGTTACTACTGTATAAAGAACCGCTCCACAAATTACAGCTATTGCGACATACATGACGCGCCAGAATATCTGTCTCATCGCATCATCGCCAGCGCTTATTTTTTCCAATCCAGAAACTTTATCTTTTAGTTTTGTAACGTCAGCCTTAACTTCTTTCATCGCCTCGTCGATATGATGGTCGCGTTCTTCTTTTCGTGCCAGTGTTTGGGCTAGTTGTGATATTGAATCTGTCAGCGCTTCCATCTTGTTTGACTGGTGCGCTATTTGGGATTCAATCCTCTGAAGTGGATCGCTCATTAATTTGTTTCCGCGCTTGATTTGCATTGATTAGTGTGTTGACTAGTTTACACAACTTAAGCGAAATAATAAAGCAGGCGGCTAGGATAAAGGCTGGAACGTACCATGGAAGCACGTAGCGGGCTAAGTAGCAACAGAATAATGACATGGAGAATACATACAGTAACTTCATGATTCTCCCAAATAAGCGTCTCATATTCCGCATTAATCCAACTGTCCATTGCATAAATAAAGCTGTAAATTGACATTAGCAGACATCCTAAAGCGGCTAAATGCTTGTATTTGAACAGTTTATACGACAGTGTAGAGTATATGACGCCAAAAAACAAAAATAAATAAACATCGTCAATAGGGTTATTATATTGCCCTATGCTTGCTAGTGCAACAAAGACTAGTAAACACAATGCAGACTCTATGCTGCGCCACTTTAGCGCAACAAAGAGATAAGCAATCGCAATGGTTAAGCTAAGAATCATTTTTTCTTAACTGGTGGTGGTGTAGTTTTGCCGCGTGGTGATTTTTTAGGTACTGCCATTTTGTTTCTCCTTAGTTAGTTTTGAATTACACCAAACCCTTCGACCACTGCTTTTGGTGATATGTAAGACCCCTCAATATGAACAAAACCACCTAAATTGCCAGCCGTTATTTCAAAAACTACAACTGCTAAGCCACCTACAATGCTTGCTGATATGCTGTGTTCAATAACATTCGAGGGTGCTTGGTCATATCGGTATATTTCTGTTTTGATGATTGGGGTAATCTCCGTCACAAAATTTGCAGTCGAAGATCCGTTTTTTAGTGCGAATCTATGCCAAGTTGCAAGGCTTGAACTTTGATCCTTTGTGTAAACTTTAATTTCAATTAATGCGTCAGTAAATGAGCGATTTAACCCAAGAGTGTAAACAGTTACAGGGGTATTAACAGTCAACTCAAGATTATTTATTTCCTCAAGTGTTCCTGTAAAATTAAAACCTGAGCCGCCTATAAATTCAAATGGTGGTGGTAGTGTGACATTTGCAGCAGCAGGCAAGCCGATATAGTTTAAATAATTGCCAGAGGTTAAAGACCGTCCAGCATTATTTGGGTGGACTGCATCAGCCATTAGCCCCTTAGATACCGCTCTGTTATATGAGCCTAAAATATCTGTGTTATCAATAAACCCATATCCATTAGCATCAGCATAGTCGCGCAGTAAAACTGCTAGATCTGGCAGAGCTGTGCTCATATAATCAGCGGATGCATTGGGTGCAACTAAAACACGTTTAATTCCTACTGGTATTCTTGAATCAATAGTTGTTATAAATGCCATTATTTCAGCGGGTGTTGATATTAATCTATCATTCATGCCTAGATTAATGAAAACAATTTCTGGGCTAAACCATGTTAACCATTGTGTATATTGGCTAGCATCTAGCGCAGCAATTTCAGCAGCTTTAGCGCCACCCTTCGCCATTCTTGTTACCCTGCCTCCATAAGTGGCTTCGTTATTTTTAAGTAATTCAACACCAAATAAGCAAATTTTACCATCGACTTGAGATCTTACCGTTATCGCACCGCCACCGCCAGATGCCTTTGGTACATCAACAAAATTAACTTGTGTTGTTAGGCTTGATGTATCGACTACTGTTAGCGCACCAGATTCGCCAAGTGATGTTGGGCCAACTGCAAAAGTACACCCTGACGGTTGTTCTAAATAATATATTCTTACAGAGTCATAATCAGCATCATCATTAAGAATGCCTACAAATTTAGTCGCGTCAAAATTATCATCTGCCCTAGCTCTCAAATCAGGGCTATATGACAATTCTGTTGTTGTTGGCGCTCTTAAAAATCCAATGCTTACAAATCCAGGACTCCCATCTAAAAACGCCCAATATTGCCCACCATAACCAAATTCACTGTAAAAAGCATTTCTAAATGATGTTAGCGGGCCATAAGTTTCATCACTTAAACTGTCACCGATAAACGCAACATGGTTGAAACCTGTTTGCTGTAGTGATGAAACGCCATAACCATGCTGGTTATAAAGAGAATCTCTTTGCAAAGCCGCAACCCTGCCATTAGACAATGTAGCGTCACCAGCTAGTGCAACATATCCAGATGGTTGTAAAATATAGTTAGCGCTTGCACGTTCAACAACAATAATACGTTGCCCATCTTTGCTAAGTTTAGATGCCTCAGCCTGTGCAAATGTTGAGAATTCAACTGGTGTCGTGGTAGCTACGTTTACTTTTCTAGTTGATCCATTTACTGACTCTGTGTAATCTCCAGCCTCAATATAAACTGTGACCAATCCAGTTGAGTCAGTGACCTTTGACGTTGCACCGTTTGTATAATTAATATCATCATACATAACAACAACATCTGAGTTGCTATCTAACATTGTTACAACTGCACTAGCAACGGTATTTTTACCGGATGAAACTGAGTCAGCGTTATTTAATTGAAGCGCTGTTATAGTGTGTGGGATTAAGCTCATAGTATAGCGCCTCTTATATCGCCTATTGTTATGTATGTAATAGTATAACCGTTTGTGTCAATTGCTGCACCTGCTAAACCGAAGCCTGTAACCGCTGGCACGCCATTTTGACCATTGTCGCCAAGATTACCGCCTTGCCCGCCGGTGGCTTCTTGTGCGCCACTTGTAGCATCACCACCAGCACCGCCCAATGTATTTGTTCCCTCTTGAGCATCTATAGCGCCACCGAATTTAGCAAATGTATTTGATACTTGCCCGCCAAAATAACCAGCGCCACCACCACCGGATGCAAAGCATATATCTGAGCCGCTGGAGTCATCAGCTTTACCGCCTGAGCCACCACCGCCACCGATTATACCGCTATTATCTAGCCTGATATTACTATCTAGAAATAAAGCCCCGCCACCATTGCCAGCGTTAGCGTCACCTCCTTTCCCGACTAATAAAGCGCCTGTTTGCAGCCTGATTAAAGGCGGTGTAACTAGGTCAGCCCATGCGCCCGTATAAATAGCATATTGAGATTGTAAGCTTGATCCTGCAACGCATAAGCCATCCAATACAATGACGCAATCATCAGCGGGGTCGATGGTAGGGTAAACATCCTCAAATACTTCTCGCAGTGTTCTAGTTGTGCCACCTGCATTTTTAAGCTGGTCCAGGTTTCCTGATAAGATTAAGACTTTTGAGCCTGTGTCTGTTCCTTCATCCTGCGCGAGTGAATCACCGTATAAATGTTCAAGAGTTTCATATTTAAAGCCGCCTCGACCTTCCTGAACTGACATTACTTCGAGTGGTATATCTATTCGCACGCTTGATGCGTTTACTATTGTACGAGTATTAACCTTGCAATTATCACCCGTCCATACATCGGCATCCTTTGAGTCTAGTGTAAAGTTTACAGCGCGGGGAGCATTCGAGTATCTGCGACCTAAACGAGCAGCTAACAAAATAGCAGCAGCTTTATTGTCTCGACTAATCCATCGTGAATAAATAGTTTTAATTCTGCGTGAGCCGTAGTTAGTTACGCTGTCAGTATCTTCCCTAACATAAGGTTGAAAATAATTACTAAATTCATCCAGCTTTTTTGTAGGGTCATTTTGGCCGTAAGCAATAACAACTGTACTAATGCGTAAATCTTGCTTTACTTGCCAGCCGATAGAATTTTCTAGTATCTCGCCCTCATCCGATAACAGCAAAGAGTCTGTAGGTGGTGGCTTAATCGCTCTAAGCTGGATATATGGATAGCGCTCATCCCAGAATAAGCGGTGCGGTGCTTGTTCGCCTAGCTCCTTAATAAGTGTTGTATTTCCTACCGGCTCAGTTATTAAAGCTTCATATAAGTTAGGTAGGTACAATGATATTTCAGCAGCCCAATCAGCGACAGGAATGTAAGCAGCATCAATACCAGATCGATTAACTAAGATGTCATATAAGATTAAATCAACAGTATCTTGATAATAAGCGCAGACCTGCACGCCATCACCTAAGCTATGTGCGACCGCTACAGTGCCATAGACACCTCTAACTAATGTCAATGTATCACTTGCAGCCGTGCGCGTGTATGAACATACCTCGTCGCCTATTCTAATCCATCCGCTAGTACTATATTCATCATCTCCAATGCCGACAGGGGTTAACGTTGCGCTTGTTGCTACGTTAGTAATATCAGCTTGAAGCACGCCTGTTGATTTGGTTGGTGTTTCTGTGCGGTCATTATCTGCCAGTTTTAACGGGTCTTTAGCAGTGAATGAAGCCGCTGAACCACTATAAGAAAATGATTCTAATACGTAGTACCTTGCTTGATATGCGTTAACATCGAATAGATTGCCCTCAGCAATATAGCCGCTGTAAGCCCGAACGTTTAGGCCCTGGTAGTAAAGGTTATTCGCATACCAAACAGGCCAGAAACTAACTGGTGCAGTTAGTGAACCATATATAGTGTAGTCTAAAAAGTCTTTAGCGGTAAACGATACACTACCACGTACACCTAAGCCGCCATTTGGATCAACAGCGCAAGGCGAAAATGACAAAGTCGATTCAGGTGAAAGGCAAGGTATTGCGTCTATACCATAGGGCAAAGGTGATACATCAGAGCATAAACGGATAGTTGTGCTTACATCGATGTCAATCTCTACGTATTGAAAAGGTACTCTTGAGTATTTCTTTCTTTCGTTGTTATACAGAGCCATGTGACATCATACTCCATTCAACGCTATACAAGTCACGTATTCCCATAAATGTAGGGTTAATATCTGAGTCAGTTGCACCGAACCAAACATCATTAGGGTATGCGTCAAGATTCCACGCAAGTACAAAAGGCGTTGTTTTAGCTTTTAGCAAGAAAGGGGTTAAGTATGTTTCAACCCATCCAGCGCTTAAATGCTTAAATGAAAACGTATTATTGTAGCCCTTTCTGATTGCCTCGCGTGCAATAATGTTACCTCCTGCTGTCATCGGTGTTGAATAAGTCGTGCTATCTCCGAATCTATCGAACCCACTAAAAAACGGCCTTTGCATTTGGAGTGCTATACCTGCGTATATCGAGCCTACCTGCCTAGATCCTGAGCCTGTCACAGTTATTTTTAATCTTCTAACATCAACCGATGATGATAAATGAAACATTAAAGGCTTGTTTTGCGTTACCACTTTAGCCGCGCCAAACGCAACAAATGAGCCAGCTAATAATGGGTCATATGTAACGGTAACGGTGCAGCCACTTAAATTATGAGCAGATATACAAACAGTATCCATACTCGTCTGGTCAGCCAGCTCAAACGTAATTGACTGAGTGCCAGTAAATAACCACGATTGATATGTGTTAGGGATTAATGTGTAATTAGGCGTAGTTCCTGCTGTTGCTGTTACTGTTGATGTCAAAAGCAAGTTGTCATACAAAATACGCGCGTGCGTAAGCGGGTAAGGTGGTGTTTCTGATGTGCCTGCATTAGCTGTGAATAGTGTAGGAGTTGGTATTACTGGCTCAGATACAGCGCTAACCAAAGACGCTAAATCATAAGACGGCACTGTCACCACTGCATAAACAGTAGGTAATGCTAAAACAGGTAACCCAATTGACGTGAATAGCGTTGTAGCACCTAACACGCCAGCAGCGACAACAGATAACACAACAGGGCCAGATAGAATAGGCACAGAAACAAACGGCACAGTCACGGGCGCAGATAAATCAGGGTTCGATATATATGCCAGTCCACCAGCTAAATCATAACTAGGCACAACCTCTGGCGTGATAATAACAGGCGCGTAAATAGGCCACGCTGGAGTAGGATTTAGGTGATTACTGCTACCATCTACCGCTAATGCATCGATATATACAGCAGTCATATTTAATCTGCTAAATCAATAGCGGGAATAGCTACAGGTGTGATTGCTGTAGGTGCAGTGATAGCGCTTGCAGATTCAGCCGTGACAACAGTAGGCAAGACTAAAGTTGGCACTGTTTCAGCCGTTGCTAAACTAGGCAAATCAATAGTTGGTGGTGTAACTGGTGTTAGTGCCATGATGATTCCTCTTTTTTGTATATTCTAACTGGTTTGACCACTTCTTTCTATTAATTAACTCTAATCTTAGTGCCACCATCCCCAATGTAGTCATTTATAGTGCCGATTAATCCAGCAATACCGCCACGACTAAAGTTGTCACCTGATAGATATACGTCTACGTTTTGAGTCTGTTGCTGTTGACCTGTATTAGTAACTGGCACTCCACCGCTAAATGATTGGCTTGCACCGCTTGCACTTGCACCACCTATTTTCTGCTTTGCAATGTTAGCCGCTTGAGCTAAACCAGCCGCGACAGCAGTAGCAGCAAACGCAGCACCGACAACAGGGTTACCGCCTGACACTTTTAAACCACCAGCATAAGCCTCACTTGCACTTTCCCACGTATTAATCCCTACGTTAGCTAATGCAGCCGCCTTACCTATATTAAACAATGCTTTGCTGTTAGTGTTCATCAATGAAGCTAAACCGCTAAACATGCTTTGATAAGCTGATAATTTAGACTGTCTTTCTGATTCTATTACAGCAAGTCTTGCATCAGATGCTTTCTTTTCAATGTCAGTCATCTCTTGACCATGCTGCATTGCTCTTTCTCTTAAAAGCTGGTCATGCTCTGCTTGAAATTCTGCATCAGTTTGTAACTTTAATTGTAGTGCTTCTACATCAGCCTGAAATGCCGCTTGCTTTAATTCTGCCTCGGTCATTAAAGATGTGCGGATTGTTTCTAGCCTTTCTTCTAGTGACTTTCTTTCTTCTTCGGTTAATCCGATTGTGCTTGTGCCACCGCCACTTCCAGCGGTAGCAGCCTCAGCCATTGCTTGTGATGCTTCTTGTGCTTTGGCAACAAAGGCGTCAATCTGCTCAGATGGTAACGGCTCTAATGCCATGTTATTCATTTCACTAAGCGCGTCTAATACACCTTCTTTGGCTTTAGTAGATATATCAGTAAACATTGCAGCAGCACTTGACGAGAATTTACCAAGCGTAGGGAGTGTCACCAATCCAATAGAATTAATGCTTTCAATCATTGAATTTACAGAATTAATTGCCGTGTTGATGAATTGATCCATCCCGACAGTCATAACCCTGAAAACTTCCCAAAATACGACACCTATTGAACGGGCCGCAACTTCTAATCCTTTAAATATAATCTGGATACCGTGTAAGCCATCAGCAAACACACCTACAACAGTCAGCGCTTTACTAAACACTGAATCTATTGAGTCACCGAACCCGCCTGACTCCTTAGCCGCGTCTGTGAAGCTGTTAGCAATACCCTCTATAATAGGTGATAGCTTGACAGCAACTTTATTCAATAACCCGCTAGTGACCTGGCTAGAACGGAACATGGCATCGTTAGCTTGCTCAACTTTAGCGGTATCTAAACGAGATAATGCAACGCCCATTGCTTCCAAGTCTGCAACTGTTGGAGCTAAACCATCTTTCCCTAACTGCTCCATCATTTTAAGCATTCGCACACCGTCACGACCGAATAAATCCATCGCTATTGATGCTTTAATGCTTGCGTTATCAACACCTTGCATGGCTTGAGATATTCTAACTAATTGCTCATCAGCAGGTAAATTAATCATATCCTTAGCAGCTATGCCGATTTCTTTCAGTGCAGCCTCAGCTTGGCCACCCTTCCGAGCGACTTCACCTATTCTACGTTGCATCCTTTCTAGGTTAACAGATAGTTGAGCAGCACCCGTACCAGTTAATTCAGCTACATGTTGCAGTGCTTGAAGTTGTTTTTGTTGAACGCCTAGTGCATCTGATGTTTTAGCTAATGCGTCGAGTTGTTGCATTTGGCTTTTCAGCATTGCAGTACCGACAGCTAAAGCCGCAGCCGCTCCGACTGTTGCCCAGCGTTGATAGGATAGTGAAGATTCTCTGACTTTCGCAGCGGTGGAAGTTACGCGAGAACCTACCGTTTTCATTGCAGCATTAAACCCTGCAATGTCAGCAGATACTTTTACCTTTATTCCACCAATATCAGCCATTAAATAAAATCTCCGCTATCATGCATTTTCACTAAATCATCTACATCGTCTTGAGTCATGCTGCCATACATAACAGGCTGGCGTTTAGCATCTAAATAAACATATACCTCTGATGGTGTCATCTGCCAAAAGTCTGACGGGGTGCAACCATTTTGTATGCATAGTTTATAAAGATGCTCCCATGTTACGGGGTCAACGTCACCCTGCTCGACGGCTTGCGCGGCTTTGGGTCTTTCTTTTCACCCTCATCTGCTTGAGGGATGAACAATCCAAGTAATGAGCCAATCATAGTCGATATTTCAATGGAACTACCGCCACCGAAAAGCTCACCATAGACGTCATCAAGCTCAACATCTCGACAGCCTGCCCGCTTAATCATAAACTCGAAGAACTCGGCCATTTGCCCAAGTGGGGGCATCTCACCTTTTTCAACGGCTTTATTAATTTTCAGCATAAGCACAATGGGGTGCATTCCTATGTGCTTCTCTAAGTCTACAGCCATCCTGGTATTAACCGTTAAGCTGTATGACTTGCCAAGGTATTCTAATTCGATTTCAGACTTTGCGAATTTGAACCCCATAATTAAACGCCTGCAACAAATACAACCGCGCCAGATGAAGCAAGAGCCGCATCAAATGTGTATTTATCACCGCTGTCGCCTGTGTCTGAATACTCACCAAATTGGAAGTCACCGGTAACAGTGCTACCATCTGGGTAAGTAAGAACGCAGGCGTATAGCTGGCTAACATTCTGAACTACTGACATGAGCAAGCTAAGATTCTCAACTACGCCACTGAATGATAGCTTGACTGACTTAACGCCTGCCTCAGCTAGTATTGTAGTCCATCCGTTGCTAGTGTCGCTGGTAACGTCTACAGCACCATTGGACATAGCCAAGCCTTTGGTCATAATTGGTATTGAACCAACGCCGCCAATTGTTAGGGTAACTTTGCGCCCTGTAAAACCTTTTCCTGCTGCCATTTTCTTAAGCCTCTTTGTTTTGTAAAATAATTCTAAACCGCTGTACACCGTGGAGCGTTATGCCGTCAGGGTCGCGTAGTGTTATCTGATTCTCTTGATACATATCAATCAAATCATAATCCGTCATTGTTAAATTTGCTCTGTGTAAAGCGTTGTAAATTGCTTTCTGTATGTTACCGATAACAGCAAAGTCTAAACTGTCAGACCAGCTATGCAGGTTAAATACACCATCAAAGGCTAGTGTAATGTCATTGTCATCACCGTTTAAATCTATGTCATATAAGACAACATATGGGTAATCATCAAAGCCCTGTGCTACGTGGGTAAATACACCGTTAGTAGTCGAGTATGTAATTAACTGGCTAGTCAATGCAGTATCAGCACGTAAGGCGCTAACTATCATCGACATAACCTGAACTTGTACGCTCATTTACTCGCCTTATTGATTGCTATGTTTGCAGTCTTAACAATGTTGTCACGTAAATTATTAATATTTGATCTAAGTGCTGGCTCTAGCCAAGGTCTAGGGAGCATCTTACTTGTGCCCATTTCTAACCATGCGCTGTAGTCTAAGTTTGATCCTACTGTGTAATGAGCATCAGACTCTTTCTCTACTGCAATACTAGCCACAAGCTTTCCTGTATCGGTGTTAGGTGCTGCGCCTGCACTGGCTGCTATGTGAGCATAAACACCGCCACCTTGACGGCTACGGCTAACCATTCGGCCAGCTGATTGAGATTGTATTGACTTAATGGCTGTCGTTCTTACTTCGTGAGCAGTAACAAACACACCTTTATCAACAGCATCCTGCATGTCAGCGCCTAAACGTCTAAGCGTTGCAGCTAGCTCAATATCGCCTGTAATTTTCATGCTCATTGACTAACACCACGCTCGGCCTTGATGACTAAAAACTGGTCAGCTTCCTCTAAGTTGTTGATGTGTCTTACCTGGTAATCAATCCCACGATAAACAATCTTCATCTTCTCAGTTAATCCGGTGCGGTATCTAATAGTAAAATCACTATAAGCCGTTGCGCCTAACTGGTCAGCGTGCACTAATTCTGTGCCGCTCATGTTCTTAATCTTTGCCCATACACTAACCACGTTTACCC